GTTTCATTAAAGGAGACATTTGGTATAACGCCAGCGTAATACTTAACATAATCCCATGCTATCCTTTTAGCTTGCGTAAAGGTAGGTGCTATAAAAGCAACTCTTGGTCTGGGCAGCTCACACGTCAAAGCATGTTTAATTAAATGGTTAATTGCAAAAACAGTCTTGCCAAAACGTCTGTGCATGACTAAAACATTCCAGCGCTTCAGGCTGTTATGCATCTCAGCTTGGAGCGCACGAGGCTTATACGGTATCGTTATCTGAGCCACTCGTCATCCATCCAATGTTAATTTCTTTATCGCCATCTTTAATCTGCATCATGGCTTTACTCTCATCCTTATAGCCTTGTTCGGCCTTAGATGACAACCATCTAGAATGTGAGCCTGACTCTCTCAAATACTCTGGCGGTATCTTTCTCTGCCCTGTCATACAGCCATGCAGTGCTGCCTCATAATCCTCTCTGTACTCTGCGGCATGTGCGGCCTGTGCTGACTTGTACAATCTCTTTAGGTCATCATTGCTATTAACAACCTCATAGAACACTGTACGGCTAACACCGAGCTTCTTTGCTATGTCCTTAGTAGTGCTGCCCTCAGTGAGCATACGCTCTATGACATCAGCGCTTTTCAGGACTAGTTCTTTCTTGGTCATGTTACTCCTGACTGTGAGTGTGGAAGGACTGTTTAACACACATAACGCGCGCACCCGATGTCTGGGGGTGGTCGGGTCTGAACAAGCCCCCCATGGGCTCGGATTGTGCTAGCATTGCCTGTATAGGTTGTCTGAGCTGATAGCATTGATTGCAATGTTGCGCGTGTATTGTTTTGCTTTGTCTGTGGTATCAAATACAAACCAACCGCCATTCAATCACAGCTCATAACACTACAACCCTTACTAGCATTACATCACAGCAACACAACCAACAATATGTGTCATGCACTAAACTATGTTTCAATACCATATCTTGCGTTGACTGGCAATGATAACCACTACATTTAGTCCTATTAAATTTATTTTGCAATTATTGCATTTTATTGTTGACAGGCACGAATCAGGCTCTATTCTTACATTATGCAAGGATTGCATTAAACAATAACAAAGGAGTTAATACAATGAGAAAAGTAACAAAAAACGCGGTAAACGCATTCAAGGCAGATAATAAGTTTTCTGGAAGCAACACAAACGTACTTACATATAAAGCTGGCACACAAATGATATTGCACAAGAACATAATAGCAGAAAAATATTTTAAAATGCCACACGACAAGATTTCTATAAGCCTGTCAGGTTGGAATACTGTAACAACACGCGAGCGCTTGAACGGTATATTAAAGGCATATAACAGACAATATGCAATAGCACAAAGAAATTACGAGCCTTATATAGTTTGGTTTGACGATAAAAAGCAACACAAAAAGCCATTGGACGAATACAAGTTCTACACATTAGCAGAACTAGACGCAATGACGGGAGCTTAAAAAATGGAAAAGCAAGTAATAGAATGTGTAGTAGATAGCTACAAAAGATTAAATAATTCTAGCATGGGAAACCCTGCCTATGAATTCACCACAACAACAGGCTGTAAATATAAAACAAAACCTAACATATCAGACGCATATAAGGTTCATCATGGGATGATAGGAAAGCCAATTCAACTTATAGTAAGGAATAACAAAATAGAGGAGATAAACTAGCTAGTGTTTATGATTGCCCTGCTATCACATGGCAGGGCAACGAGAAGCGACTAGAACACGCTTAAAACGCCAGTAATGGCATAATCAACAGAGAGGATAAACAATGGAAAACAAAAACGATTATATTCACTGGTACTATGACCCAGAGGCAACAATATTTTTTAAAGAGCTTATCGATGACATAAACCAACAAACAGAAAACAAGTCTGTAGAGTGGGCAGATAGTTGCTATCATAACGATACATGCGGTTCTGTTTGTTTTAACTACGACAATGACGGGGAAAGCTATGTTCAATTATGGGCATTTCATAGCGAATACGAGGCAAAGCGTGAAGATATGGCGCGTTACCTTGTAGCCTCATACTTAGACGGGAAAGAGGTAACAGACGGATTTTATATTACCGACGATAGACAAGAAGCAATCAATCAGGCTATCGCATCCGCTGATAGATTATTAATCAATGGATAATATTAAATACGTTTCATTATTTGTAAGAGCTGATAGTGCCTATAAAAAGCGCGCAGAATGGGACGCATACGACCAAGACAGGGACGCATTGTCTTATAATGGCTCAACACCTGTAGTATGTCATCCACCTTGCAGGGCATGGGGTAGGCTATCACATATGGCTCACAATGTTAGAGAGGGTGAAGCCAATCTAGCGTTATGGTCGATAGAGAAAATCAGAGAGTTAGGAGGCATATTAGAGCATCCAAACGGCTCTAAGCTATTCGGCGGCTTTTTGCCGAATGTTGGAGAAACAGACGATTTCGGAGGGTTTACAATACTAATAGACCAATACGACTTTGGACATGTAGCCCACAAGAAAACAAAACTTTACATTAAAGGCATCGATAGGGAGGCATTGCCAAAACTACCAGAGAAAGACGAGACATTACATTACTGTGAGAAGGGCAAATTGCGCTCTATTTGTGGCAATGTAAAAGGCACGACTAGGTGTACTCAATATCAAAGAGAGTACACACCAGAAAAGCTGATAGATTATTTTCAGCAAGTAATAGATTTAATGAAAGGGAAAAAAGATAATGGATAAGTTTAAAATATTAGATGAATTACAAACAAAAACTAGAGAGCTGATAGGGCAAGGTAATTTTGACGATGCAGAGCCTTACAGGTTGCAAGCTCAAGCGTTAATGCAAGAGCTATACACGACTAAAAAAGTAACTGGATTAATGGCAAATAGAAAGAGAGGATAAAAACATGAATACGTTTGTATCAGATAGCCAGTGTAATGAGCTGGCAGAAATCTTACTGCAATGGTTTGAGGTAGGTAACTTGCACAGCCAGAGTAGTACCAAAGAGGTGGCCGAGGTTGCCAAGGAATTGCTTGCCGATGATGGCTTGCCAACCAAATGGAGCCTAGCTTGCGTCATAGCTAGGAAAGCCCAGGCCGCATGGCACCATCAAATTTTACAGACCAAGAAAGGATAAATTATGTATGTAGCATTTTGGGCTAAGTTAGAGCCACAAACAGGACGTGTCAAAACTCACTGGCAAGTGACAGACACAAGCGAGGGCGCGTTAGACGTACTAGCTGACGTGAAAGACTTTGAGAATACATATTGCTATGGCGTAGGCAAGATAGAACACGCAAGCGAGCCACAATGGCTAGAAGTAAACGAGAATTGGGAGCTGGACAAATGACGGCAGAATTATTCAGAGAGACACGAGTTAATCTAGGTTACTCGATAGAGCAATGGGCTGATAGATTAGGCTTGTCTATAAGGACTATCTATTACTATGAATCAGGTGAAGTGCCGATACCCAGAACTGTATCTCTGCTTATCAGCTCAATTAAACTAGAGGAGGAATAGCCATGACTGACGTGTATATAATCAGCTTCCTATACTTTACCTTATTAGCAATTCTTTTGCTGTGGAGGTCTAGTTGAGCAAAGTAATACAATTCCCAGAAAGAGAGAGAAAGAAAATGAAATCATACAAAATATATATGACAGAGGAATATGTCATTCACATTCAGGCAGATGATGAGCAAGATGCAGCCGATGAGGGTGCAAAAATGATAGGCGATTGTCCAGAAGATTACTGCATAGGCGGTAGCATACAAGTAGAGAGGATAGACTAGTCATTGCCACGCGACAATCATTGCAGTGCATTGAGCAGAGATATGTTCAATGTACTGCATCAAATGCACCACAATGAAAATGTTTTATATATAAATAACAATTAGGTTTGCAGTGCAATGAGCAGAGCAATGAAACATGGCAGAGCAATGTTTGTTGCGCGACCATGTTAACAATGAGAATTTAAATACAATATTTTTTATTGCCCGTCAATAGGCTAATCATTTATAAGCAGATAGATTAGGCACGACACTGGTACAGCCAAACAACACAGCATTATCAGATAGATTATAAACATTCCCTTACCAACATAAACCAAGTAGATAGAGAAATGGTAGCAGTGTTGTCCTTGCCTGCATAGTCAGGACTGATAGAGGACAATAACACAACGCATCTGATAGGCTGTCTGTCATACTTATAGATTAGAACAGGCTGA